ATGTAGCGATATGAAGTATCTCAGCAAATCATACTCGCTATTATCCTGAACTGTCTGGCTATCATCTAGCAAATGATCGTCATCAGTAGATTCATGCTTATGTATTGCGTTGACTAAAGTAATTTGCGTGATTTTCATGTTATTCCTTTATGTCGTTTGATTGAGACTTTATTCTAACATCATTACAAGTAACAATGCAATCATTTTCTCTCATCCTTTTGGCTTTGCTCACGCAATGACGCGATGACTGATTGACGGTTTAGTGAACGCGCTACGTAGCGACCGCCTGACTTTGTAACTAGCTCACCTTTGAACATTGGCTTCCCTAGATAATTCTCAGTGATGATTTTTAGCTTCATGATTCTCCCCATTGGGCAGCCATTGCGGTTGCAATACCTTTAAACGTTGTTGATCTAATTTTCCACCTATCCGGTGATGGCGGCAAGTAGTGTATTCTTTGTCGTTCGGCAATTGGTAAAGCCATCATTTCATCGTATACGTCATTGGTTGCCGATAATGGTTTAAGTCCATCTAGGTGGAACCCCGTTTTCTTTTGTTCTAAATGCCCATGCTGGTACGGTTGAGCGTAACTAGCTTTAGGTAACGTGGTTAATCTAGCCAACACAGAAACCGGGTTTTCAAAGGCGACCTTGTTTGATACTTGCTTGCATCGCTCCCAAAGGCGCTGCGTCCACTGCGCGGCCTCAATTCGTTTGGCATATCCTTTTGTACCTTCGCCGTAGTGCGCGTTTCCACTAACAGCCAAGTGTGTACATGGCGGATGCGCTACGATTAGATCCCATTGCCTATGCAACATGTCATAGCAATCACCCTGATAATGTGGGCCGTCGCTATCTGTCGGTAATATGTCGCAAGATATCGCATCATGACCTTTGGCAATGAATGCATCGCGGACTGTGCCTGAATACTCACATAAGATTAAGACTTCCATACTTTACCCTCATCTTTTGAAGCTATAAATTCCTCGCCAAAAGCGAACACCATAATCTTGTGTTTGTTTTCGGGTGTCTGGCTGTCGATGGTCTTGTTCTTGATTATGTCGATCATTTCCAATTCAGTAATCATGCTTATCGCTCCAATTGGTCAATGAATTCCGCGTCTATGGCGTTGAATGCTTCCGCGTTTGTTGTCAGTTGTTGGGCTTCAAAGACCCCGTAAATATCCTCCCTATCCCAAAAACCAGCTCCGTGTCCGTTGCGAGTCAGCCAAAAATTATTACCCGCTTGACTGATGTGAGTCTTAAATAGGAAGCTATTAGCCGCATAGAACGCGAGGCAGTCAATTGTACCGCGACGCAGAAAACCGGCTGATAGTTCAGAGTCTTCAATGTCATCGCCACCATCCCATTCTGCGTCTGTAAAATATGCGGCTTCAAAATATGCGGCTATAAATGTTTGCTCGTTGTTTGTTGGTGTTATGTTCATGGTTTAGCCTTCCTCTGTTTGAGATACATAGTTATAAGCCGTTTCTTCAAGCGCGAACCAAGACAATGCATTGGCTACTTGTGTATAGTCCTCGTTTGAATCACCGTCCAGTAGTGCTTGTTCCACTTCGTATGGTTCAAGATTAACGCAATTTAAACTAGCGACAAATTCACATAGCATATAATCACCAATCTCGTCGGCCCTATATCGCGCCATCGCGATAATGTTGCCCTTGTTGGAATTATAGAACGCTACGGTGTCAACGTGATAGATAAACCCGTTAACGCCACCGTCTGCACCATGTGCCGCAATGTCTGCCGCTGATTTTTTCCAGTCAGTCCAGCGCCCGAATTGCTTAATCACTGCTCGTGATAGTGAAGGGGTTGAAGTGTTCTCGGTAAATGATGATAAGTTCATTATATTATGCTCCTATTGCGTTGTTGTGATATATAATGCCGCCAATAAACTCGTTCGGCCCGCCATCACGTACAAGCTCGATCTTTACGCGAGATTCGTAATTAGTCGTTAGTGCTTTAGACTTGCGAGAAGTAATCACTATATTACAAGCAATTTCATCATTTAGTCCAGCTTGTGATAGATATCTGAAATCGCAACCCTGCCAGCTATCATCTGTATAGGTGTCCATATCCTTTTCAAGTTCACACCAATTGCCCTGCTTCCATGTATCCATCAATACCGCGGTAACGTCTAATTCGTCGTATGCATTATGGTCTAATCTGGTCATTGTCTTGATTCCTTGTGTCGTTTGGTTGAGATTCTATTCTAACATCATTACAAGTAACAATGTTAGGTTTTTATTTAATTAATTATAGGTTGATCGTTAAGCACATGAAAATCAGCATGGCGAAGGACATACCCATCATCAACTCGCCCTGCCATTTAGCGCGCTTGTTTGCGCGTTCGTATTCAGTATTTTTCATTGTCTTAGCTCCTATGCTGATTTTGATACGTAAATCGCTGCAAGCTCTCGCCAGTTAACTACGCCGAGGTCTATCATGTTTTTGAATATGGCGTGAGTATTATCTTCGTCTAGCATGTCTCGCACAGTACACTTTATGTAATCCGCCATTAGATGCTCTCCGCCAAACGTAGAATCAGCTACTTCTTGGAAGTACTTGCCGAGGTATAAATTAATAACCCATGTTTCTCTGTTGGTGTATCCGTTATAGTCCGACATCGTTTGGTTCCCTTTGTGTTTGTTTGATTTGGTGCTTTCGCCCTGTTTGGTCTATACTAATCCAAGCTTTTCATTTAACTTGGCGAGCTCTTTAATCCTTCCTCTCAGGAGCATTTTAATAGCAGGTGCATTCCCACCTTCTTTTGCCTCCATTTTTTCAAGAGTGTTCAACACGGCGACTTTAGATCCATGGAGTGCGTCCCGTAGGATATCCTTGTCGGCTTGATTCAGGTTAACCCTGTTGGTTCTGATATTCTGCAAAGTGTTGTTCATCTGTACATCCCTTATATAGTTACTTGTGTATGTAGTTACTCTTTATCTGTAACCATCATACTCTCATTACGGGTAACGTCTACACTTTATACACCACTAAACATGATCAATATTCATGGTGTAGTTGAATAAAGTGAATAGAATCAATGGTCATGTATTCCTAGGCGGAATTGATTGGGGTTAATAATGCTTAGGAGGACTCAATGGCCTGTGTTCCCCACTGTATGCACCTCTTAGCGATGCACCCTTACTGACATTCATGTCAATAGCCTGGATATGAGCAGAGTTCATGTTGTTCTATTATGATGATGAGTACCATTCATGCGGGCCTCAGGGCATCGACCTACTAACGACCAGCCTTGACCCTTCTGGGTCTGTCCTGCTATGCCTATCCGCTGGGCCGTGGCCCTCTATGAGCCAGGTTCATGTTGTCCCCGTTCCAGGTGAATCTCATTCATGTTAGTGGTCACTCACAGGGAGAGGTAGAAGGCATGGGGGGGTGAAGAACAAAGACCCCCTAGTTAATTGTTAGCTTCCTCACAAATCTGACCAAAAACCAATTTCGTTCCCCTTCACGTAGTTTCGAGCTTACCGGAGCCTCAAAAGTCGAGTCAACTATAACTATCCGAGACCTATTTCTCTCAAAATCTCAAAAAAATCCCAAATCAACCTGTTTGCGTATGGTATTATATCTTGTATACCTTCTTAATATGGGTATAATGCTTCGTAATCTATCGAGGAAATACAATGGGATTTAAAGCACTTTTGAAGCAATCGGGGTTATCGCGCAATGACTTAGCCTTGGACTTAGGCATCCAACTGGACACCATCTATAAGTGGGGTCGTACACCGCCTCAGTATGCGATGGCTTACCTGCGGATCATTATTCAGCTAAATGCTTACAAGGCGTTGGCAAAATGAATGCGAAAGAGATGGCGTTTGATGAGTTTGATGCAGCGATGGCCTACTCCTCTGAGACGGGTAAGGTGACGAATAAGGCGCATCGTAGCTCAAGAGCTGTTAAGGGTGGGTCTGTTGGTGTGCTTAGATGGGATGATGACGGATATCTTCGTGCAAAACTCAATAAAAAGGAATACCTCGTTCACCGGATAGCCTACCTCCTGCATCATGGCGCTATCAACAAAAGGGATCGCATCTACCATGTTAACGGTCTTCGTCACGACAACCGAATCAGTAACCTGAAATTAAGCGATAGAACCCGATTAAATTAAAAAGTTAGTAAACGCTAACCTGCTATGCTAATATGTCGGGAGTTGAGAATCATTCTTGTTTAGTTTGGAGGTGGTGATGAGCATTAAAGTGAAATATAACGGTGAGTGGTATAAAGCAACGAGAACCCATTTGGGTTTGTATATTGGCGAATTAAAACTTATTATTCCTATGGTAATGCGTAGACCGGGTGTATTATCCTTGGCTTGTTGACAACTAGGTCGATTAATGCCAGTTATTGATTTCCCCCGTAAAGATTGGGCGCTTAGACCTTATCAGAAGGAACTCTGGGACTACCTCTGTGCTGGCGGTAGACACGCAGAATGTATATGGCATCGTCGCGCTGGTAAAGACGAAGTGGCGCTGTACCATACTGCGTGTGAGATGCTAGAAACCCCCGCTAACTATTGGCACATGCTCCCGAAAGGCAATCAGGTACGTAAAGCTATCTGGGAAGCCGTAAACCCCCGAACTGGAAAACGCCGAGTTGATGAAGTCTTTATCCCTGAATTATTTGAAAAACGCGACACAGACATGCTTATCAAGTGTAAGCACAATGCTTCAACGTGGCAGTGTATTGGTTCAGACAACTACGAGGCATCTATTGGTTCTACTCCTAGAGGGATCGTCTATTCTGAGTGGGCGCTCGCCAATCCTTCCGCTAGAGGATACTTACGGCCTATTATCGCGGAAAACAAAGGGTGGCAAATCTTCATTACGACCCCGCGAGGCAAAAACCACGCCTATTCCACCTACCAAGCAGCCGTAAAGAACCCGAATTCCTTTGCTCAACGCCTATCTGTCCACGATACGGGCATGTTGACACCGCGAGAATTACAAGATGAACTCGTTGAATACGTTTCTACCTATGGGGAAACGATGGGATTAGCATTATATGAGCAAGAATACGAAGTTTCATGGGATGCGGCTATTATGGGTGCTTATTACACCTCAGAATTTGCTAAAATCGACCGTGAAAAACGAATCGGTCATGTTCCACACAATCCGCGCTATCCTGTCCACGTTGCGATGGATATTGGACGTACTGACAACACTGCGATGTGGTTTTTTCAAGCCTATGAGGGTAGAATCTTCATTATCGAGTATTATCAGAGTGCTGGTCGTGATCCTTCTCATTATATGGGTGTTATTCGTGGTCGAGAATGCCAAGTAAGCATTAATGGCGATAGTTGCAACGTTGAATGGGGCGATGAGAACGAATGGAGCGCCCATAAGGATTGGGAATATGGCTCCATCAATTTGCCGCACGATGCAAGGGCTAAAAACTTCTCTACGCTAAAGACTGCGGAAGAACAGTTTGCGGCAGCCTTCGGATGGGGTACAATTAGCCTTGTGCCTAAATTATCCATCCAAGATGGTATACAAGCAACGCGAATGATGCTAAACATCTGCCATATTGACATGGATTGCGAAACAGGGATTCAGGCAGCGCGTAGTTACCATAGAGAGTGGGACGACGACAAGAAGCGATTCAATGATAGACCCTTACACGATTGGGCGAGTGATGGGGCAGACGCATTGCGTTATTTATCGGTCGTATGGTCAAGGGATAGGCTGCCTCAAGACAAGCAGGAAGCTCGATACAAGCAAGATCGTAACTTTAATGAGCTAGTTGAAGCCAATAAACGCAAACGGATGAGAGAATGAGCGTGACAAGAGAGTGGCAATATGCGGTAGTGGATTTATCCACAAATTCCACTACGATTAGCTTGGTTCCTTGTATTGTCAAAGGATGGTATGTAAATACTGTCATGTCAGCGCATGAGTGCCTGATAACAGATGCTACGACGACAGTGATTAGAGTCCCTGCCTCAACCTCTGCGGGTGACGCAAGTGATTATTATGGGTTAAGGTTTGAGACAAGCCTCATTGTCAACCCGCATGATGCTGCGACAGGTGAATTATTGGTACTATATGATGAATTGGAGCGAGCATGAGTATCGTTAGATTTCTATTTGGTAGACTCTGAATGAACAACACTAAGTAAGGATTATTATGCAAGAGATTATAGATTTTGACGAACCAACCAGAGTTATCATGCACTTTAAAGAAGATGCACAATTATGTGCTCAACACGGGCATAGACTTGTTCATTATCAGGTTCTGATAGATAATGACCCTTACTGCTATAGTCCTGACGGCGAATTTATTCGGTTTGAACACGAGACCTCTGAGGTTCATGGCTGGCAGGAAGTATCTAGCATTGTTATTGACACAGTATTGGAGATTGAATCTGAAGGCGAATGGGTAAGGTCTGCAAATGGATGAGATGGAATCAAAGCAAGAAGACTCACCTGTAGCCAATTGGTTTAAGGAGCTAGACCTGTCTCTAAAGAGAGACAAGCACTGGCGTGATGATGCTAAGATAGCTAACAACACTTATCGCAATGAGCGTAATGTTGGTTCCGGCGACAACGCAAAACGTCGAGATACCTTCAATATCCTATGGTCTAACGTAGAGACTGTACGACCCGCGCTATACAGCGCATTACCTAAACCTGACATTCGACGTAGATTCAGAGATGAAGACACGATTGCGATGCATGTATCAGAGATTTTAGAACGCGCCACTGGCTTTGTGCTAGAAAACACATCGTTTGATGGGCGTATGATTGACGCAACCAACGACTTATTGCTCCCGGGGCGTGGAACCACCAGAATCAAATACGTTCCCACTATGAGCGAAGGAGGTGAGACCGAGGACGGTGTTAAGATTGAACAAGTTGTTGAATCAGAGGAAATCGAATACGAGAGCATCAAGTGGGACAGTTTACTGCTTGGGCCGGGTGATAACTGGGATGAACTACCTTGGATAGCCTTTGAACATCAACTAGACAAAGATCAGGTCAGGCAAATATCACCTGAATTCGCTGACAAGCTCAGTTATGGTAACGTAGTTGATCCAAATTCAAGCCAATCCGAGAAAAATGACGCGGCGAGAGTGACGCAACAGACTCGCGTATACGAGATATGGGACAAGATTGAGCGGAAGGTTCGATGGGTAGCATGGGAATTCAAAGACGACTTCATAGCCATTGATGACGATCCCTTGAACTTAAAAGACTTCTGGCCTATACCGAAGCCTTGTTATGCAATTGAATCATCGCAGAGCCTAGTACCTATTACTGACTTCTCGATGTATCAGACATTAGCGGATAACCTTGAAGATGTGACCAATAGAATGTCACGGATTACTCGCGCACTCAGGGTCAGAGGTATTTACGACTCCACGATGAGTGAGATTAAGAAACTCTTCGATGCGAACGACAATGACATGATTCCAGCCGAAAACCTCTCTCGATTGATTGAGAAAGGCGGCATTGATAGAGCTATTTGGATGTTCCCGAATGAGACGCTCACTAATGTTCTACTTCAGTTGTGGCAGTATAGAACACAAACAATTCAGCAAATATACGAATTAACAGGTATCTCCGACATTCAGCGTGGCAGTTCTAGCGCGTATGAGACACTGGGAGCGCAGAAGATCAAGGCTAACTTTGGTTCTCAGCGACTACAGAGAAAGCAACGTGAGATTCAGCGATATGCGAGAGATTTAATTCGTATGACTGCTGAGATAGTGGGCGAGCAGTTCTCCCCCGAAACATTAATGGCAATGACAGGGCTTAAATACCCGACTCAGCAGCAGAAAGGCCAGATGCAGATGCAGATTGAGCAAGCCAAGATGACGTATCAACAACAAGCGCAACAAGCGCAAATGCAAGGTCAACAGCCGCCACCTGAGCCTCAGATGCCTCCTGAAATGGAAGAGATGATGAGCAAGCCTACGTGGGAAGAGCTTAAAGCTGTAATGTCCGATGATATCTTGAGGTCTTACCGAATCGAGATAGAGACAGACTCGACCATTCAGGCTGACCAGCAAGGCGACCAAGAAGCCCTTTCAATGCTAATGCAGTCAATTGCTCAGTTCTCTCAAGGTATCCAACCAGCAGTACAGTCAGGTTTGCTTGATGAGAATGGCGCTAAGAAGCTCCTACAAGGCTTCCTGAAGCGATTTAGATTGGGTAGAGAAGTGGAAGAGGCTATCATGCAAAGCTCTGGTGAGGCTCGTGACGAAGCCAAGCAAGCTGAACAACAGGCACAACAACAAGAACAACAAGCAAAGCAGCAGGAACAGCAAGCAAGGCAACAAGAGCAGGAGTTGAAGAATCAGGGTCTACAAGCCAAAACACAGGCCGACCAAGCTCAATCCCAGGCTGATATGCAAAAAACTCAGATGGACGCTCAAGTTAATCAAGCTGAACATGCTCAGAAAATGGCTGAAATACAGTTAAAGGCTCAGATAGCCCAAGCGAAATTCCAGCAGGACATGCAACTTATAGCGGCGAAAGGAGCCAACAATGGCGAGTAGAGACCCTAACTCAAAGGCGCAACAGAAGAACGAGAAGTTTCTTTTGAATCGGCTGGCTAAGATCTACGGAGAGGATTTTGACCCGATCATGCAGATAGCCAAGAATGCTCATCGCTTGCAGAAGCTGGCCGACAATGATGATACAGATGCTGGTACCCAATTGGATGCCAACAAAGAATGGGAGCGCATGGCGCAATTCACTCATCCTAAGCTGAAATCTGTTGAGCATATCGGAGATGGTGGTATGTTTGAGGTTCATGTTCATCGAGGTAAAGATTAATGGCAGGTAAAGGCTCAAATCGACGACCTAGAACAATCTCACTGTCTGAAGAAAAGTCTAAGTGGGAAGCGATATTCGGCAAGAAAGAGAAGAATCCTGACGTTGATGACATGGGTAACGTCAGATACAAAGCCGACCCCAAGACGGGCAAGATGGTTCCCGACTATATGTGGGCGCAGTACGACATGGAAGATGAAAAGCCTTTACGTGGGCATTTTATACACAGAGATGCTGCTGACTACTTTAGTCCTATTAGTAACAAGCTAATTTCAGGCAAGAGACAGCATAGATATGACCTTGATGTACACGGATGTCGTGTATTTGAAGGCAAGGAATCTGAAGAAAGAGCTGCTAACTCGCATCTCGCTCAAGAAGATAAGAAGATGGATAGGATGATCGTAGACTCGCTGGGGAAAACCCTCAACGATATTAAATACCAAAACAATGCACCCTCTGGCGATAAAGTCAGTTGGACATTTGGCGCTGACTAAGGAGAACACTTATGTCTCAAGATTTAGATGATTCAATGGAAGAAACACTGAAAGAAATCCAAGATAATGCTGAAGAGGTTGTCGAGGATGCGGTTGATGAAGTCGTTGACGAGGTTCCTGAAGAAGAAGTAATAGATGAAACCATTGTGTCGGAAGAATCTGAGCCTGAGTTAGAGCCAGAACCCGAAGTACAGATAGATGCTGGTCACATTAACCCACCATCCACATGGCGATCAGAAGCCAAGTCGAAGTGGGCTGGTATTGACCCCTCAATCAAGGCAGAGATACATAAACGCGAAGGAGATGCGATGAGAGGGGCTGAAATGCTCAAGGATGACGCAAACTTCGGTAAGCAGATATCATCAGTTGTCGCCCCTTATATGCCGACTATACGGGCTAGAGGCGCAACAGAGACAGAAGCAATTCAAACCATGCTGAATGCTTATCACGTACTAGAAACAGCAGCACCTCAAGATAAAGCACAACAATTGCTTGCAACAGCGCAACAGTATGGTGTTTTAAATGAAATTGGTGCATTATTACAGAATCAAGCGCCGGTTCAAACTCAAGGGTTAACCCCAGAGCAAGTGAGCCAGCAAATAGCAGCGGAACGTCAGAATTGGGAGTCACAACAAACAACTCAGTCGATCCAAAATGAAGTTGAGCAGTTTGCAACTGCCGTAGATGAAACGGGCTTACTGAAATACCCCTATTTTGAGAACGTAAGAGGTATGATGTCGGCTATAGTACAATCAGAGCCTAACGTAACGATTGAACAGGCTTATGAACGCGCGACTTGGGCCTCACCAGATATTAGAACTTTGCTACAGGGGCAACAACCTCTTGGTGAAGGGCAGAATCAGGGTGAAGCAACGGCGCATGCAGAGAAAGCGAAGAAAGCAGCAAAAAACAACCTTCGCAAGAAAGCCTCTCATGCAGTCAAACAGCCAGTTCCCACTGGAAGCGTTAATGACACAATGCAGCAAGCCTTAGATGATCTAAAGGCTCAAGCGTAAATTTAACTTTTAGTGAGGAAATAACATGGCTTCTCCCAACAGTACATTTACGGAACTAGTAACAACTACATTCCGTAAGCACAAAGGAGAGTTTGCAGACAACGTAACCAACAACAACGCTCTACTCATGCAAATGAATAGAAAAGGCCGAAAGAAGGTCGTTGATGGCGGAACTACACTTGTTGAAGAACTCGACTACGCAGAAAACAGCACATGGCAGCGTTACAGCGGCTATGATGCACTCGATGTCGGCGCTTCAGACGTTTTGTCTGCTGCCGAATATAACTGGAAGCAAGCGGCTGTGCATATTACTGCATCAGGTCGTGAACTTCGTATTAACTCTGGTGATAGCCAGATTTTGAACCTAGCTAAGTCGCGTTTGACTAACGGCATGCGAACATTCAAAAACAACCTTTCTTCTGACATTTACTCAGACGGTACAGCAAGCAACCAGATTAACGGCCTTCAGTCGCTAATTCCTGCAACTGCTGGTGGTACAGTCGGTGGTATTAACTCAGCAACTTATACTTTCTGGAAAAACATTGTTCAGGACGCGTCTAGCCCACTATCCGGTAGTGCTATTACGCTTTCTAGTACAACGTTTGAGAATCCTTTCATGCTTCAACTTTGGCTTGAATTGACTCGCGGATCGGACAAGCCTGATTTGGTTGTACTATCTAACGACTACTTCACCTTCTTTGAGGGTTCACAGACTTCACTCAAGCGTTACACTTCTGACACTGACAAATCTTCTGATTCTGCAAGTGCTGGTTTTGTTTCACTCAAGTACAAGACTGCTGACGTTATCTTTGACGGTGGTTCCGGTATCCCTGCTGCAACGGGTTACATGATCAACACAGATTATCTAAACCTTCAGTGCCATAAAGATGCTGAAATGTCTGAAGTTGAGGAACAAAGAGCGATCAATCAGGATGCCGTAGTAATTCCAGTTATCTGGATGGGCAACTTGACTTGTTCTAACCGTTCACTACAGGGTACGCTACACGCGTAAAGGGAGTAATATTATGATTCAAACAGGTGTAAATGTTACATCAAATGACTCCAGCGCACAGATTGCGTTAGGAACCATCTACGAGGCTGCTGGCGGCAAGAAGTACAAGTATGTCGAGCTTCGAAATGAGACTGCTACTGTTGCTGGCGCTATTGGTGATGTTGTTGGTTATCTGGGTTCGCCTAGTGCTTCCGAGAACAACACTGTTGTAACAGACAACAGTGACGCGGCTACTAAGCCTGTCGGTGCTGGCGTTCTAGGTGTTGCCGTTGTTGGAACACTTGCAGTAGCGGAATATGTCTGGGTACAGGTATCTGGGCCATTTACAGCCGGAACTAATCTAGCGGGTACCCCTGCTGACGGTGATGCTGTATTTTTGTCCACTACTGACCTAACTTTGACTTTGGCGACAGCAGTGGACGATCCCATTTGCGCTTATGTCATAGATGACTCAGCAGATAAATGTATGGCAGCGTTTGCATACTAATGTAAGATGAGTAGGGGGCGGCCTAGTATGAGCTGGGTTGCCCTTTTTTATACGCCTCCAGGCATGAATCCGTTTAACACTTAACAACTAGGTGCATATCATGAGTAATTACACAGCAGCAGACGCAGAACGAGCAGGAAAGAATGCAGATGCGTTTAAAGAAGACAATCCTCCTTCTATTCGATTTGAGGAAGATACTGCCGAAGATAGACAAGAATCAATTAAACAAGGTCGCTTTGTCCACACGCCTAGATTAATGGCTTATTTGAGAGCCAGAGGTGATGATCGGTCAGAAGTGCCTTTTGTTGTAAAAGGACACCGTTTCGAGCCTAAGATGGTCGAACGTGAGGTTGAAAAACCTGTGTTCCGCACAGTAAAGCAAGAAGATGGCTCATTTCGTGAAGAACAAACAACGATTACCGAGACTATTCAAGAAGAATATCAATTTAAGGTAGATACAACGCCTTGGGAAGACAAGTTAAAGCACGAAGTACGACATGGATTCAAAAGTCAAGCCTATATGGACTATTGTATGGATGCTGTCAAGCGATACGAAGCTGGACAAGAAGCGCCAATCAACGGTACTGATATCAGAGGCTGGAACCAGATCAGCATGGCTGTTCAGAAGAATCTAGTTGACATTGGTATTAATACTGTCGAACTTGCGGCCGAGATGACTGAAGAGGCGATGGATAGCATTGGCATGGGTTCGCGTGATATTAAACGCAAAGCTAAAGCCTTTACTACCACTACCGATCAAGGTCAATCATCTGCTAAAATAACCGCACTAGAAAACGAATTAGCGCGGTCAAAAGATCAAGGTGATACACTGGCAGCTAAGTTTGCTGACTTAGAAGAACGTATAATGCTAGACGAGGCTCCTGCTAAGAAGAAACTAGGCAGACCCGTAAAATAACGGAGGAATAATGGCTCTACTAGGAATGGTTCAAACCGTTTGCCGTCGATTAGGCATATCGGTTCCCACAACAGTTATAGGTAATACGGATAACCAGATTATCCAATTACTTGCAATTGCTGACGAAGAGGGTGAGGATTTAGGTTCGCAATTAGCCGATGGGTGGCAAGCTCAACGGCGTGAAGCTACGTTTACGATGGTCTCTGGTTCTGATCAAGGTGCAATGAATGGCAAAGTGGTCGCTGCTAGTGATTTTCGTTATATCATCAATGACACCCTTTGGAACCGTACTACGAGCCTTCCTATTAATGGGCCTGTTTCGTCTGCTGAGTGGGAGACATTACAGGCATTCCCTGTCACTGGCCCGTATGAGCAATGGCAAATCCGCAACAAGAACTTCCACATCAATCCCGCCCCTGCCGGGGGTGATACAATGGCCTTTCAGTACATGTCTGACTCATTCTGTGAGACAACAGGTGCGACTGGTCAGAATAGCTGGAAAAACGATACGGATGTAGGCTTGTTAAATGAGCCTCTGATGATATTGGGTATTCGCTGGCGCTGGTTGAAGACCAAAGGGCTTGAGTACGCAGAGGACTTTAATACCTACGAAAGACGCGTTACTGATGCGATGGCAAGAGATGGCGGGGCGGGTGTCCTAAATCTGGGGTCGGGCAATAGAGATTATCGCCAAGCTGGCATCATCATTCCTATCGGTAGTTGGAATCTATGAGAAGACCTGCATTCCGAAAGGCACAAAAGGGGCGACAACTCGCTAGTACGACATCTGTTCCTGCTCCTGTTATGGGCTGGAATGCTAAGGATTCTATCGCCAACATGGAGGAGTTATTCGCTGTTGAAACAGATAACTTTTTTGGACAGACAACAGATGTTCGTGTCCGAAGAGGTTGGAAAAACCACGTAACAGGCATAGGAGCGCAGGTTGAGTCGCTAATGCCGTATAACTCCCAAGATGGGACTACAACGCTATTTGGCGCTGCTTCCAACTCATTCTATAATATGACAAGTGCTGGCGCGGTTGGTGCTGCGGTTGTGGGTTCGTTATCCTCTGCAAAGTGGCAGCATGTTAACTTTACAAACTCTTCGGGTGATTCGTATTTATGCTGTTTCAACGGTCAAGATGCGCCCAGGTATTGGAATGGGTCAGCATGGACGGCGATTACGGGCAGCTCTAGCCCTGCGATTGTGGGGATTACGACAACTGATATCGTCAATGCGACAGTCTTCAAGCGTCGAATGTACCTCATATTGAACAACTCCCTTTCTTTGTATTACCTACCAATTGATTCAGTGGGCGGAACGGCAAAAAGCACAAGGCTTGACGGTTACTTCTCAAAAGGCGGATACATAGTTTCTGCGGGAACGTGGACACTTGACGCTGGTGAAGGCTTGGATGATTACCTTGTGGTCGTTTCATCCGAAGGCCAGGTTGCGGTCTTTAACGGCACAAACCCATCGTCTGCTAATACATGGGGCTTGGTGGGTGTTTGGAACCTTGGCGAGCCTGTTGGTCGTCGCTGCTTGATGAAGTATGGCGGTGACTTGCTGTATTTGAATGTTCAGGGGTTATACCCGCTTTCAAAGGCACTGCAGTCCTCTCAGGTAAACCCAGAAGTGGCTTTAACCGACAATATATCAAGAGCATTTACTGAATCGACATTTGCTCATAAATCTAAGGATGGGTGGGATATAACCTTCTTCCCGCAAGGAAATCAGGTTCTGGTTAACATTCCTGTAAGGTCGGGTTCACAACAAGAGCAATATGTGATGAACACAATTACTAACTCTTGGTGGAGATTTACTGGTATAGAGTCTAATTGCTGGGCTATTTCAAACGAGAAGCTGTACTTTGGTGGTAATGGTAACGTGGGTCATTTTGGTGAAGTATATGCCGATAATACGGAAGATATTGTAACCAACCTGAAGCAAGCGTTTAGCTATCTAGGCTCAAAAGGCAGGGTTAAGAAGATTAATTCTCTAAGACCAGTGCTATTAGCCAATGGTGTTCCCGCTGTTTCTGTTGCCATTTCGGTTGATTTTGGTGATGAATACGGAGTTTCTGCGCTGAGTTTCGCTCCAATCTCACAAGGTACGTGGGATTCAGCTACTTGGAATTCTGGACTTTGGGGCGGCCCTGTTAGTAATTTTTATGATTGGCAGACTGTATCAGGCGTTGGAACTGCTGTATCATTGCGAATGACCACAGTAAGTAACGGATTGGATTTGCGCCATGCCTCAACTGACTACGTTTACGAGAACGGCGGAGTAATTGTTTGACTTTGTAGCAAGTACAGTACAGCATATTGATTGCATGGGTGAAAGTAGACCCAATATATGCGAAGATACAAGAGGAATCACTGCTCTTGATGAGGATAATGTGCCTCAAGCCGTTTGTGTATTTGACGGTTGGTCGCCCAATAGTTGCGTTATACATATTTGGATTAATAATCCGTTTGTCTTAAAACACGGTTTTGCTGAAGAAGTATTTAATTTTGTCTTTAGCGAGGAATCAGGCCGAACTAAGATTATCGGGATAACGCCTTCAGACAACCTGAAAGCTTTGAGATTTATAAAGCATATAGGCTTTAAAGAGATTTTTAGAATTTCAGACGGCTGTGAGGTTGGTGTCGATTTTGTTGTCACCGAAATAAACAAAGACAAATGCAGGTATTATAACAATGGGTAAAAAATCAGCACCAGCACCCGATTATAGGGGAGCGGCTATAGAGCAAGGTGAAGCTAATAAAGATGCGGCGCTACAGACGGCTACTTTGTCGAATCCTAATATAAATACACATCTTGGCAGTCAGACAGTTGATTGGTCAAGTGGTGAAGGTGGCCTAAAAACTGGCGCTGATGGCCTACCTTACTGGGATAGCACTGGAGAACGACAAGCGACAGTCAATCAGACGCTATCCCCCACAGAACAAGCAAAATACGACAAAGGCGCTGCTTTAGATCTTGGATTGCTTGATACTGCCCAAAGCGGATTGAATCGTGTTGATGACATGATGGGTACGCGCTTCGATATGAGCGATCTCCAAGGCGTTCAGTCAGTCCAAGGCCCGGCAAGCGGAGTCTCAGGCCCAAGCACCTATGGTTTGCAAGAGTTAACAGGCATTAATATGCCTCAGATGAACTATACTGGTGGTGGCGGAGAAGCTACTCACACAATGCCAGATGGCTCGGTTATGCGTGGCGCTGGTAATGGCATGACGTTTAACCAGAATGGTCAGGGCCAAAATATGTCTGGGTTTGGCGACATGCGAGCGAGGCTTCCTTGGGAGCAACCCGCACAAGGTGGTAAGTACCAAAAAGGCGATGACCCGTTACAGCGAACCAATCCTAATGAAATTCAGAGAATGGACACTGGCAATCTAGGCCAAAGTGGTGATCTTAATTTAGATGGATTGTCTGAAGCTACAGGCATTGATTTGTCTGGCCTGACGCAGAATGGACAATTAACCCAGCAAGGTCTACAGCAAGTTCAAGCGTTAACTCAAGCTGGCGGCCCATTACAGGGAGTTGATCTTAGTCAGTTGGGCGCTCAAGGCAACCTTAATAGTCAAGGTCTTCAAAACATTGACGGCGTAAGTGCTGATGGTTTAGATCCTTACTCTACACAAGCTGGTGTTGGTGGTCTACAACAGGTCACAGACGCTATTCGTTCAAGAGGCGATGTTGACTTTGCTGATAAACGACAGGCTTTAGACAATGATCTAAGGATACGAGGCTTTACCCCAGGTTCTGAAGGTTTTAGGCGGGAGATGCAGGGTCTGGAGCGTCAGCAGAATGACTTTAACCAACAAGCCATATTGTCTGGCGGTCAGGAACAAAGCCGAATTGCTGGTATGGAAAACGCTAGACGGCAGCAAGGCATGTCTGAGCAGGGGCAGGTTTTTAGCTCTCAGATGGGCCAAAGAAATCAGCAAATGAATGAGCGAGGCCAAGTGGCCCAGTTTGCCCAACAGCTTAGGGCGCAAGGTTTGAATGAGCAACAGGTTCAGGCGCAACTTGCTAACTCTAACAGGGCGCAGGAATTTGGTGAGCGAAACACTATTAACCAATCTCAGGAGCAGCGCAACGCGTCACAATTTGGTCAGCAAGAGTCTATGGCTCAGTTTGCACAACAGTTACGCGCTCAAGGGCTTAGTGAACAGCAGATTCAGGCTCAAGTGTCAGGCCAGCAAAGAGATCGACAAATGGCTGAAAGAGGGCAAGTAGCTCAATTTCAAGAGGGTCAACGAGCTAGTAGGTTGAATGAGCAGGGCGCACAACAAACTGCCGACCAATCCTATGCGGATCAAGGTTTCGATCAGCAGGAGCGTATTGCTCAGTTGCAGCAGTCTATGAGAGCGCAAGGTATGTCTGAACAGGCTATCACAGCTCAAATAAATGCAGCTAATCGAGCGCAACAGTTTGGTGAAAGAACGACTCAGGCCGGATTCGATCAGTCTGAAAGCCAGCGCACATTTGGTAATCAACAAGACCTGCAAGCCGCTCAAGGTGCTGAACGTCAGCGTCAGATTCAGGAACAGGCGTATTTGCGTCAACTTCCATTGAATGAGATCAACGCATTACGCTCTGGTAGTCAGGTCAATGCGCCTCAGTTCCAGCAGTATACTGGCGCTCAAGTAGCGCCTGCCCCATTATTCCAAGCTGCTCAACAGCAAGGTAACTATCAAATACAAAATGCTCAGAATCAGCCTGACATAGCTGGCGGGTTATTTCAGCTAGGCGGTGCTGCTATGACAGGCGGTACTGGCGGGTTTTCGACCAGCGCACTTGGGGAATTATTCAACTAGGATTAACTATGGCGAATTATAACTACAAACCATCAGATCAAATAGCGATTCAGCAGAGAATGTCTGAAGCGCTTATGAATCAGGATATGCGCCAAGGGCTTAGTCGTGGTCAGAAAACTGATTGGGGCAGAGGTCTTGCCCACATGCTGCGTCAGTATCAAGGCGGGAAGATGATGAGTGATGCGAGTCAGCAGCAAGCCGATAACGCTGCTATTTCATCTGATGAGATTAGTAAGGTGTTGGGCGCTATTGGGAGTAATGGTAGCCCGCCTGACTTCTCCAACATGGCGATATCCCAAGGGATTGACCCATCGGTAGTACAGGGCGCTCAATCTTCCGCAGTGCCTTCTGAAACGCTTCAATCAATGAGTCTTCAGTCACCTGAAGCCCAAGAATTGAGAGTTAAACTATTGGGTGATGAATTGTCTCATGAACGAAGCATGAGCAAGCAAGATGCCATGTTATCAGGGCAAGGTATAAACCAACTAAACAATACCGCCCTTTATGGAAAGAATCAGATGGCAAAAACAATAGAGTCGGGGAATCAGAATAGACTAACCAATAACGATAAACCAACGGCTGTCGGCAATGGTGTTGATTTGATTCGCCCTAGTGATCCCACCAACCCTCTTTATCAGAACAATATGGAGTTTAATCCTAACAGTGGGGCGGGTGGTGGCAGCGGGTTTGGCAACAATCCTATTTATGGAGTAGATGCCAACGGTCAGATTACGGTCAACTTTCCGAAAAACGGCGAGCTTCATGCCGCCACAGTACCTGAAGGCACATCTCTTACCGGCCCCGCATCCATGAACACCTTTACAGACTTGGGTGGAAGCAAAAGGAATCTTGCAAAAAACTCATTAACGACTTCGGCAACAACAGGCACAGTACCCGAATACTCTTATGCCGTTACGCTTGGGCCAGAACAACAATTAACCTACTTAGCCGATAAAGAGAAGATAAAGACTAATGCAGCGGTTTATTTGAGGTCTGATGCAGGAGTACGCGCTAAACAAAAGGCAAAACCAGCAATGAGGAAAGGCTTGCGTGATAGTAAGTTCACTATGGACACTATTGCTAATAACATCTCTGATGCTAGAGAAATGGTTAACGGCGGG